CCCCAAAGTAAAAACTAACACTTGTTAGGTTAGGCGCAAGGTTTCCCCTGCGCCCCTTGGATTACTTAGTGCCTAATTTGTCGATGTCACCACCAAGGGCTGCAAAGATATCCATCAATTGCCCTTTGTACTCTGAGCTAATTGCACCACTAGAATCGCCTACTTCGTCACCTGCAAAAATTCGGTTAATGATGGTTTGCAGGTCTGCCTTGTTTTTGGCATCGATACCTGTAGAACCTGAGACGCGATTTTTAGGGGTAATGTAACCCGAAGCCACCTTCACACGCTGCCAGTAAACGTCTACTGTTGGGGTTTCAAAGCCTGCATTTAACATCTCAGTGGCAAACGCTGCACGCTCAGACTTAATGCCACCTTTTGCCTTACCCTTTACTTCGTACCATGGGGTAAGTAAATTACCCTCATCGTCTAACACGTTAAACATGGTACACATTGCATCGGCATAATCAATGATTACGCTACCAGTAGACTTCGCAGCATTAACTAACCCCGAACGTGCCTCAATCAAAGCCTGCACCGCTTCGTCAAATTGCTCTGTAGATGTAACTAGCATGGTAAACCTCTCAGATAAAACCTAACATTGTTAGGCGGGTTTGATGTGAAGAAAACCTCCACACCATGACTAGAGTATACCACGATTTAACCTATAATCAGCCGGATTCCTAAACAATAAATAAACTAACAATGTTAGGTTTTGGGGGGTATAGAGAAAAAACAAACACACACCAGAACACACCCCCACACCCCAAATCCTAAGAAGGGACTCCTACCCCTATTACTCTATGATCTGCACATTAGATACCCATCACCAAGAAACACCCCCCGTCATCATTTTGTACCACGCACCCCCACCCCTATATTATTGATTTTTTGTAACTTGGCTAACATCTATATAAAAGGCCCCTTGCATATATTTAGGTTCACCCACCAGATATAATATTTTTGTGGGGGGTATGGTTCAGCTTCATGAGTCTTGAACAAAGTTCCTTGGCAGGCACTGGCACTCTTTACTTATGTTCTTGCCTGCTCCTCACACCTACATAGAAAACGGCAAAAACTATACGCATTTAAAAAACATGTATATACTCTGCGCATCGGAGCCACAAAAAGCACTGAACAACTATGCCTGCTATTAACGTAGAACCAGCAAATAGTCACCCCGTCCCATACAATACGTCCGACGAAAAACCGGCTACGTTTAAAGATGAGCTGACGGTCACGGCAAACACCGTTGATTTGCTTGAAGGTTTAGGCATGCAGGTTGAAGCCAGCCCTGCCGATGTTGAACGCACCAAGCGTTTAGTTGCCGATGCAATTGCGGGACAGAAAACATCCGTGCTTCAACAACCCACCGCAGCCTTTGCAGCTCGTGAGTTCCTCAAAGCCTATGGCAACCAGTTAGCCATGGATGTACACGAAGTACGTTCAGCGGTGACAGCTAAACTCATGGAGCTTGCTAACTGCGGCGACCCTAAGTTTGAGTTAAAGGCACTTGAACTGCTTGGCAAACACAGCGACATTGGGCTATTCACTGAGCGCAGTGAGATTACGATTAATTACAAATCCTCAGGTGATCTTGAGAACGCAATTAAAGAGCGGGTGCGTAGACTGCTCAATGCAGACATCGTGGACATCACGCCTATTGGTGATGATCTGGATACTGAGTTAGGTGTAATAGACTTAGGTGAGATTAAAGAATGATGGGTCCAGCCAAAAGCATATTGGAAGAGGTGTCCCTTAGAGACATACCTTCGATATTGGCTAAGCTAACTGAGAGTGAACAACATCAACTGCTCGTTGAGCTTGAGCGACTACAAGAACTAAAAGACAAAGAGCTGGCACAAGATAAGTTCTTGACCTTCGTTGAGCGCGTCTGGCCTTCGTTCATAGCAGGGAGACACCATGCAAAGATGGCTGCGGCATTTGAAGAAGTGGCTAACGGCACTTGTAAACGACTTATCATTAATATGCCTCCACGCCATACTAAGTCCGAGTTTGCATCTTATCTATTACCTGCTTGGTTTTTGGGTAAATTCCCCGGCAAAAAGATCATCGAGACAGCTCACACTGCTGAACTGGCTGTTGGCTTTGGTCGTAAAGTTAGAAACTTGGTGGATTCGGACCCGTACAAATCCATTTTTCCAAATGTTGGCTTACAGTCAGACTCAAAAGCAGCAGGAAGATGGGCAACCAACCATGGTGGGGATTACTTTGCTATCGGTGTGGGGGGCGCTGTTACGGGTAAAGGAGCGGATATCCTTATTATTGACGACCCACACTCAGAACAAGAAGCTACAGTAGCTGAAAGTAACCCCGAAATCTATGATAAGACGTATGAGTGGTACACATCTGGTCCTAGGCAACGTCTGCAGCCGGGGGGAGCCATTGTTATTGTGATGACAAGGTGGTCAAAGAAGGACTTAACCGGTCAAGTGTTGAAATCTGCGTTTCAGCGCGGCGGTGAAGAGTGGAAAGTTATTGAATTTCCAGCAATTTTACCCTCAGGTAACCCACTTTGGCCTGAATTTTGGCCTATAGAGCAGCTAGAAGCCCTCAGAAACGAGTTGCCATCGGGTAAATGGCAGGCTCAGTACCAACAACAGCCAACTTCTGACGTAAACGCTATTGTTAAGCGTGAATGGTGGAAGAATTGGGAAGATGATACCCCGCCCGCGTGTGAATTTATCATTCAATCATGGGATACGGCGTTTTTAAAAACCCAGCGTAGCGATTATTCAGCTTGCACAACGTGGGGTGTGTTCTACCAAGACGACGATGCGGGGTTTTCACAGGCTAATTTGATTCTTTTAAACGCAATAAAGAAGCGCATGGAGTTTCCTGAGCTTAAGCAACGTGCGTTTGAGGAGTGGAAAGAGTGGGAGCCAGATGCACTGATTGTCGAGGCTAAAGCATCGGGTACGCCGTTGTTATTCGAGCTGCGAGCTATGGGTATACCGGTGCAGGAGTATACGCCGAGCAAAGGTAACGATAAAATAGCTAGACTTAACGCCGTAGCTGATATATTTGCGTCAGGTAGAGTGTGGGTCCCGGGGACACGTTGGGCTGATGAGCTTGTAGAAGAAGTGGCGAGTTTCCCGTCAGGCGAACATGATGACTTGGTTGACTCAATGACTCAGGCGTTGCTGCGGTTTCGCAGAGGTGGGTTCATACGGCTAGACAGTGATGAGCCTGAAGAGGTTCGTGAATTTCGTCGCAGAAAAACTGCATACTACTAAGGATAAGTCATGGCAATTGAAAAAAGTTTGTATGCAGCCCCCCAAGGTCTTGAAGCACTAGACCAGATGAACAAAGACGAGCCTACACTTGAGATTGAAATTGAAGACCCAGAGTCAGTAACAATTGGGTTAGATGGTGAGCCAATACTTACGTTTACCGCTGAAGAAGCCGAAGAAGATTTTAGCAAAAATTTGGCTGAAGACATGGATGACAGCGAGCTTCAGTCTATTGCCAGTGAGTTAGCAGGGGACTATGAGGATGATGTGTCGAGTCGCAAAGACTGGATGCAAACGTACGTAGATGGGCTTGAGTTGCTTGGACTAAAGATTGAAGAACGCTCTGAACCTTGGGAAGGTGCGTGTGGGGTGTACCACCCACTATTGACTGAGGCGCTGGTTAAGTTTCAAGCCGAGACAATGATGGCAACGTTTCCTGCTGCCGGACCGGTTAAAACACAGATCATTGGCAAAGAGACGCCTGATAAGAAAGAAGCTGCTATACGTGTTCAAGAAGATATGAACTACCAGCTAATGGACACAATGACTGAGTATCGCCCTGAGCATGAACGCATGCTGTGGGGCTTGGGCCTGTCGGGTAATGCGTTCAAAAAAGTTTATTACGATCCGAGCATGGAACGGCAAGTGAGTATCTTCGTACCAGCAGAAGATATTGTGGTCCCTTACGGTGCATCAAATATTCAGACTGCTGAGCGTGTCACGCACGTTATGCGCAAAACTGAAAACGAGATGCGTAAGTTGCAAGTAGCTGGCTTTTATTGCGATGTAGATTTGGGCGAGCCAAACAACACACTTGATGAAGTTGAAAAGAAGATTGCTGAGAAGTTAGGGTTTAGGGCTACGTCTGACTCACGGTATAAGCTTCTTGAGATGCAGGTCAACTTAGACCTTACAGGGTATGAACATGAAGAAGACGGCGAACCCACGGGCATAGCTCTGCCGTATATCGTCACGATTGAAAAAGGTAGTAACAAGGTTTTAGCAATCCGCCGCAACTGGGAGCCTGATGATGAGACTTATGCGAAGCGCCAGCACTTGGTTCATTACGGCTATGTTCCGGGTTTTGGCTTCTATTATTTTGGTCTTATTCATTTGGTGGGGGCGTTTGCAAAATCAAGTACGTCGCTTATTCGTCAATTAGTTGATGCAGGAACACTAAGCAATTTGCCCGGCGGCTTTAAAACCCGTGGCATGCGCATCAAGGGCGACGACACACCAATTGCTCCGGGCGAGTTTAGGGATGTAGACGTACCAAGCGGCACGATGAAAGACAACATCTTGCCGTTGCCTTACAAAGAACCTAGCCAGACATTGTTTTTGTTAATGAACCAAATTGTTGAAGAAGGCCGTAGGTTTGCTAATACGGCTGATCTACAAGTTAGCGATATGAGTTCACAAGCCCCAGTGGGTACGACACTGGCAATTCTTGAAAGAACGTTGAAAGTGATGAGTGCTATTCAGGCGCGTGTTCATTACTCAATGAAACAAGAGTTAGGGTTGCTCAAGAAAATCATTGCTGACTACACGCCCGAGGATTACGACTATGAACCCACAGAAGGCAGTCGTAAAGCTAAAAAGTCTGATTACGATAACGTTGACGTTATTCCTGTTAGTGATCCTAATGCCTCGACAATGGCGCAGAAAATCGTCCAATATCAGGCCGTTCTTCAGTTAGCAATGCAAGCACCACAGATGTACAACATGCCGTTGTTACATCGCCAAATGCTAGATGTGTTGGGGATTAAAGAAGCTAATAAACTGATCCCGATGGAAGAAGACCAGAAGCCAAAAGACCCAGTAAGTGAGAATCAGAATGTGTTAATGATGAAGCCCGTGAAGGCGTTTATGTACCAAGATCACGAAGCTCATATTGCTGTTCACATGTCAGCGATGCAAGACCCCAAAATTATTGCGTTGCTACAGAACAACCCTATGGCTCCGCAGTTGCAAGCTGCGATGATGGCGCACATCAACGAGCATCTAGGGTTTGAGTATCGCAAGCAGATTGAACAACAACTGGGTATGCCGCTGCCACCCCAGAAAGATGAGTCTGGTGAAGATGTCAATATGAGTCCTGAGGTAGAGGCTCAGCTTGCCCCTATGTTGGCACAGGCTGCACAACGGTTAGTGCAGCAAAATCAACAAGAAGCTCAACAGCAGCAAGCGCAGCAGCAACAACAAGACCCGTTGATTCAGATGCAACAACAAGAGCTGCAAATTAAACAACAGGACTTACAGCGCAAAGCGCAGAAAGATCAAATGGATGCTCAGCTTAAACAGGCACAGCTTCAGATAGACAAAGAGCGCGTAGATAATCAAGCACAAATTGATGGCGTGCGCGTTGGTCTAAAAGCAGAACATGATCGTCAAATTTTTGAGTCTAACCAGACCCTTGAGTCAATACGTCTTGGGTTAGATGCAGAGAATAAACGTAGGCAACTTGAACAACAATCAAGGCAGCAAACAAAAGGCAGATAACAAATGGATATGTACGATGTTTTAATTAAAGAAATTGACGACAAAGTAAAACAACTCTTTGAGTACGTAGGTACAGGTAAAGCCGACACGTTTGAAGAGTACAAAAGACTGTGCGGTGAGATTAAGGGTCTTCTCACTGCGCGGGGCTATACCCTAGACCTTAAACAACGCATGGAGCATTCTGATGAGTGAAATCCTTATTGGCTCAAACCCCAATAATCCACAAGTAGTAGGTATGTACCGTTCTGAGGCTACTGCCGACGAAAAAGCAAGTCAGTTACCTAAGCCGTCTGGTTATCATATTTTGTGTGCTATCCCAGAAGTAGACAAAATGTACGACAGTGGGATTGCTAAAGCTGGCGAGACTATGCACATTGAGGAGGTTCTGACTACAGTGTTATTTGTAGTTGATTTAGGCCCCGATTGTTACTTAAATAAAGATAAGTTCCCAACAGGTCCGTGGTGCAAAAAAGGTGATTTTGTGTTGGTCAGACCCAACTCAGGTAGCCGTTTAATTATTCACGGTCGTGAATTTCGCATGATTAACGATGATACGGTTGAGGGTACAGTTGATGACCCACGCGGTATTAAGCGCAAATAAAGGAGCCACATCATGGCTGAATTTGAAAAAAATGAATTTAAGTTTCCAGATGAAACACTTGCTGAAGGTGGCGGGGTAAATATTGAAATTGAAATTGAAGACGATACTCCCCCCGAGGATCGTAACAAAGAGCCAATGCCCAAGGAAATTGTTGATGAATTGGACAATGACGAATTAGAAGAATATTCTGACAAAGTTAAAGTTCGTTTCAAACAGCTTAAAAAAGTTTGGCACGATGAAAGACGCGAAAAAGAAGCTGCGTATCGTGAGCAACAAGAAGCTATTGACTACGCTCGTCGGGTTACCGAAGAAAACCAACGACTAAAGAAACAGTATGCCGCTGGAGAGGTAGAGTATGTAGCAACTGCTACTAATGCCGCTGAATTGCGTTTAGATGTTGCTAAAAAAGCCTATCGTGAAGCTTATGATGCGGGTGATGGCGACAAACTTGTAGACGCTCAACAAGCAATGCAGGAAGCAACGTATGAATTGCGGGAAGTAAAGAAATTTAAAGCGCCTGCTTTACAACAGCAAGAAAACGCAGTACAACAGCAACAAGTACCACAACAACAGGCTATTGCGCCTGATAATCGAGCTAAAGCGTGGCAAGAGCGCAATAGCTGGTTTGGTCAGGATGAGGAAATGACAGCCGCAGCGTTAGGCTTACACGAAAAGCTTAAACGAAACGGTGTTGTTGTTGGGTCAGATGATTATTATGCGACATTGGACAAAACAATGCGCAGACGGTTTTCAGAAAACTTTGAGTCTTCTGAACCAGAAACGAAGGCTGAACAGCCCCGTACAAAATCCAGCACTGTTGTAGCACCGGCTACGCGCAGTACTTCACCCAACAAAGTGAAGTTAAGGGCTAGTCAAATCCAAATTGCCAAAAAACTTGGCTTGACCCCTGAGCAGTATGCCCGCGAAGCAATTAAACTGGAGAATTAAAATGGCTGAAAATAAACTTACCCGTGAGTTAGAAACCCGTGCAGTTCAAGAGCGTCCCAAGCAGTGGACTCAACCTGAATTGCTACCTGAACCAGATAAACAGCCGGGTTTTGATTACCGATGGATTCGAGTTGCAACGCTTAATGTAATGGATGCCCGCAATTACTCTGCCAAAATCAGGGAAGGCTGGGAGCCATGCAAGTTAGACGAGCAACCAAAGTTTCAACTGCTAGTTGATCCCAATAGTCGATTTAAAGACAATATTGAGATTGGCGGATTATTACTCTGCAAAACCCCGAGCGAGTTTGTTGTCCAGCGTAACAAATATTACCAAGACCAAACACGCGCTCAAACGGATGCTGTAGATAATAATTTAATGCGCCAAAGCGACCCAAGGATGCCGCTCTTTAAAGAGAACAAATCCTCGACAAGCTTTGGTAAAGGTTCTTAAATTTAACTCAGGAGTCTTAAATGGCTTATCCTACTGTTGACAAACCTTATGGTTTGAAGCCGGTCAATTTAATTGGCGGTCAAGTTTTTGCTGGCGCAACTCGTCAAATGGAAATTGCAAGTGGCTATGCTACAAGCATTTTTTATGGCGACCTAGTCAAACGCATTTCCGATGGCACAATCGAAAAGGAC